GACTGTCTGTTTGTATAACACCATAAAAATTATTTGCTTCTCTTGCAAACCTTGATGTTCCCCAGTCTGATTCAATGATAGCTTGAGCTACACTTAATACAACGACTGCTCTTTCAAAAGGTGGTAGAAATGCATTATATTTTACCGTGCATTCAGCAACCCCTTGAACGAAATGATCCCGATCATCTTTTGCATAATCAAAATCAAATCCGTTCAATATAGGATTGCACAATATGAGTAATGTTGCGCAAATTTCTTTAAGCATCTCTTCCTTTATTTTTCAATTCGTCTAATTTTTTTTTCATCTCTAGTTGTGTTTCAAACGCATCTATTTCCATACAAAATGTTTGAATATGCACTGTGTTTCCTCTTTTATATTCAAAATCTGCAACCATATTTTCTGCCGCTACTTTCATCTCTTCACATTCTTCTTTTTCTAAATATCCTCCAAATCCTTTGTATGAAATGGCCGGATAGTTTGGATATGACATAAGTGCCATCAAAAACCATATTTTTATCATTGTTAATCCTTGTCAAGAAACTCGAACTCCACACCTAATCTTATCTGTTCCTTGGTCCGTTGTCTATGGATACGCGTTCCAGGTTTCCATGATTGACGATAACTGTTTGTTTTAACGTCGATTTTTCTTATTTCGCCAGTTTCTTGATGTACTAGTACCATATCTATGGGTCCAGCGCCAGATACATTTTTAAAAACCATGTATCCTTCTTTTAAAAATTTTATAACAGCGCGGTGTTCGTTAACATCGCCTATTACTTTTTTTGGATCTCGCCCCATGATGGTCCTAACTCCATATCAACTTTTAGAGGAACTTTCAGTTCAACCGTTTGCTCCATAATTTCTTTTATTTTTTTTGCTTGCTCCTGACTTTCAATTGAACAATTCAATTCATCATGAACCTGTATGTGAGAGAGTATTCCCTCTTCATACAGATCCACCATGGCCTTCTTCGTCATATCGGCGGAGGAACCTTGTATCAATCGGTTTAATGCTTTATACGTCCAAGCGCGTTCAAGATCACGACCATACTCTTTCTCTGCTTCCCACAAAGGAAGAGCACGGTGGATACCAAACACACGCGGTTGCCACAAATCAAAACGACATTTACGACCAAGAAGTGTTCGTAAAAATCCAACTTGTTCCGCCTTGCGTTTTGCTTGATCCATTAATTGTTTTACAAAAGGAACGTTGGCATGAAATTTTTTAAATAAATTTTCTGTTTCAGCAGTATCAAGTCCAAGTGAGCTTGCAAGTTTACCTTTACCCATACCATACATCATACCAAGATTAATGGTCTTAGCAGTGCTTCTGTCAATGCCGGCCATATCAGCAACAGCTTGATGGAAGTCGGGGTCTTCTGTTTTATAAGATTCAATAACTTCATTTGCACCTTTAAGGCCACCACTTGTCAGTGAAGCAAAGTGGACGAGCACACGGGGTTCTTGCTGTGAATAATCAAAGCTACCCCATGTGCATCCTTCATCAGGCACAAAGATGGAACGAATCAATGGCCCAAGCTCTTTATTCCGTGCAGGTACTTGCTGTAAATTTGGATTTGAATACGAAAATCTTCCTGTAACTGTCCCCCCGCCTTCATTACTTCTCATCTGATGAATATGTGCATGAATGCGGCCATTAAAAGAATGTCGACAAATTGTGTTAATAAAAGTTGTGTTTGCTTTATTAATCTCTCTTGCTTGAACAATTTGTTTTGCTAAAGGATGTTTATGTGTTGTTAAAAAATTCTTATCAAACTTTGGTTGTTTTGTTTTTTCTGTTCGTTCATACTTAATATTTAATTTATCAAATGCTTTAGCAACACTAACAGCAGCCCATATCTCTACATCAATACCTGTGTCTTTTTTTATTTGACGTAATATTTCTTCTTCTTTTTTCTTCAAATTCTTTTCAATTCTATCTGCCTTTTCTAAATCAACACGAACTCCTTTCCATGTCATATCTATAAGACATGGAAGTAATCGTGTCTCTAAGTCAAAGATACTTGATAACTCTTGCTTAATTAATTCTACTTTAAAATGTTTCCACAAACGAAGAGTTAAATCAACATCTTGCTCGGCGTATGGCCCAACAAAACACGCTTCAAATAAATGTAGGCTACCTTTAATTTTATTCTTAGGAATACCCATTGCTGAACCAATTTCATAAAGCAATGTTTCTGATTTTTTTTCTTTTAAGTATTCTAATCCTACACTTGATAAATCATATTTAAAACTATTTTCATTAATTAAGGGGGCAGCAACCAAAGTATCAATAATTCTACCTTTAACTTCAAGTCCCCAATGACGTAACCATCCAACATCGTAACTAGCATTGTGAAATATTTTATCACATGGTAAATCTAAAATCTTTTTTAGTTGTCGCTTAAATATTTTTTCATCAAAATTTCCACCACCTGGATGACGCAAAGGAAAATATCCTTTCCATCCATCAACAGCAATAGCTACACCTATTATATGTCCATCTCCTTTTACCCAACCTGGTCCAAGATCCGCTAAGTGAGGATCGTATGTTTCTAAATCTATAGCAATTTCTGTTGCATCACTTAAATTAGGTAAACTTTCTGGTGGTACCCATTCACTATCTGGTTTGAATAAAAGTCCTTGGCTCATATAAAATCCTTTTGTAAATTATCTATTTTATTTATATACATTTCTATTTCTTCCTTGTCTTTCTTTGCTACAAATTTTAATTTTTTTGTAAAATCTTTACAATATTTATTCCATTCTTCCTCCTTTATAACAAATTTTTGAAAATACTGATCTCGTGTTACAACAAGAATAACTCCTTTCTTAATGTTGGTGCCACATAAATTATTATGTGCCATTCCGTAAGCGGCTAATTGACAAAAATATCTTGACATCCATTCTTTTCGTTGTTCGGATCTTTTACATTTAAAATCAATGATACAAGGCTCCCCTTCATAAACACCGACAAGATCTGTAATTCCTTTATATAAATCTTTATAATATAAGTGTGCTTCCATTCCCCATATTTCAGTTAATTTATCTTTTAACCCTTTCTCTAAAAAGACATTACCTAAATGAGAAGCAATATCGTGAAACTTATTATTTTTTACATTAGGTAAAGGAAGAGAGTTTAAATGACTAATGCCCGACATTTTCTTTAAAGAATTTTCAATATATCGATGTGTAACTATTCCAATTTCTTTTGATTCTTCCATAATTCTGTTAGCCTCTTCTTCTCCCTTTTCCTTTCTCCATTTTTCTATTCCAGATATATCTTCTGTAATATCAAAAACTCTAGAAGGCGAAATTAAATGTTTATGATCTTCATACCCGTATTTTTCTTCATATTTATTGTTGTATATAAAAGTTGTTTCTCTTAAACTTTCTGGGTACATACCAACTGTCCTTTTTCCGTCGCTACTTCTTATTGTTTTTTTTGTATCTTTTTCCTTCAAACTTTTATTTTCTCTACGATATCTTGTTTCAATATAATTCATCCAGTACCCCGCAATTCTATCCATATTTTTTTTGTTACAAAAGCTGCCATATTTTTTTCTAAAAAATTCATCTCTTTTAAAACAAGCATCTGTGTGCTCATATGCTCTTATCTCTTCAAAATCACCCATCTTTGCAAAATCTTTTCCTTTATAATGTAAATAAGTATTTTTCATAATTGCCCATTCATAAAATTCTTTCATTTCATTATATTCTAATAATCTAATGTCCATTATTTCTCCTTCTTTATGTTATCTTCAATTTCTCCTGCAATAGCGGCGTATCCCGCCATATCGATGTAACAATCTTTTGTGTGATTGTGTTTTAATCGTGCTACTTTTACAAGTAGCATACATATAGCAACATCATGTGCTGTAATTTCGCGACCAAGAAAAGCACTCCATAGATCAGCAATATTTTGATGATTAATTGTTTTGTCGCCATAATCTTCCTGGCGATCACCACCAATAATTTTAATTGTTTTTTCCAAATATTCTTTACTCTTCATTTCTTGTCCTCATATCCTTTAGCATCAGGGTGAACTGCATAATCATCTTTAATATGTCTTCGCATTTCATTCCTTCCCCATTCTGCAATAGTATCAGGAGTTATAGAGTCTCTAAGTTCTTTTAATAATTTCTTTTCTTCTTCCGTCAGTATTATTTTAACTGGCTTGTTCATTAAAAAGCCTCTGAAAATTCTCTATTCGATTGCGATCGAACAATCGTTAAAGTGTTACGTGCACGTGTCATTCCCACATAGAATACACGTCGCTCTGAGTCTTTATTCTTCCAATATTCTTCGTCTGTTTTACGAGACAAGTCTGTTAATAACATAACATTGTCTGCTTCACCACCTTTAGATCCATGAATTGTCGATAATTTAATACGTGGTTCTTTAGTAATTTTTTCTTTACGTCGTAAAATAGCACGAATGTAAGAAGATCTTTCACGCGGTATATCAGCTAACGCTTCAAACCATGGTTTGTCCTTTGAAACTTTTAATCCATGTTCCGTGGTCAGTGTATCGTAGTCATACATCTTATCTACATCAGCACGTTGCATTGTTTTATGATTACGTTCCACATTCTCACCGACGTTTAAATAATAATAAAAATATTTTACTTCTTTCAATGATAATTCTTTTCCGTTGCGCAAACCTTCCCATGCCATAATCGCATTAAAGACACGTTGGCTTATAGAAGTTTTTCCATTGCGCATATAATAATGTCCATCTAATTTTAATTCTTCTTCGAGTTTATCTAACCTATAATTATTTCTTGCGAGCACGAGCCACTCACCTGTTTTTAATTTATTCAATTGCTCACTCGGTGAATAATTAATTTGTCCATCTTCACTGCGCGCTGACCATTCTTTGTCTACACGGTGTTTTATACGATTAATTAATTGATTTGCTTTATCATGAATTAATTGTGGTAAACGATACGATTTATTTAGAACGGTTCTAGTTCCATTCATATTCATCAAGAAATCCGGTCTTGCTCCCGCCCATGTAAAAATCGCTTGGTCATCATCACCGGCAATATAAACACGTTTTGAATTGGCAACTATACGCTCCACCATTTTCCATTGCAACCAACTAAGATCCTGTGCTTCATCAATAATAACTACATCAAACTGCGGGGCTAAATTTTTTTTATTAAATTCAATTAACATATCGGTATAATCAAATTTATTACGTGGAAACAATCCACCAAATTTATATTCGTGTAATGCTCTGTCGATATAATCTAATTTTTTCCAACCACCATCTAAGTGACCTGTCGTTGGTTCTTCAAATTGTTTTTTTGTTGTGTAACCGTTTATTTTTCCAAGATCAATAATACGTGTAAAAATATCATCCGGTAATCCAGCACCATAGTTTTCAATTTTTCTATTCGGATTGCTTAATTTAATTTGAAGTTTATTAGATAGCGTTTTGTAATCATCATCACTCATGACATCTTCTTCTTTTAATTGTAATTCACGGTACGCTAAACTGTGCAATGTTCTAAAATAAACAAAGTCTTTCGTGTTGTAATTAAAATTTGTTACTGCACGTGATAATGCTTCTGTTGCTGCTTTCTTTGTAAAAGCAAAGTAACCAATTTTATTGGGCGCAACTTTATTTTCTTTTAATTCTTTTTCCACAATACGTAACAAGTGTGTCGTCTTACCAGTGCCAGGATGTCCAAAAATAATATTACGCATTAAAAAG